TCTGTTTGTTAGTTAGTTGAAGATTTGTAAAGAATTCTTCGACCACAGCTACCAATTTCGCAGAACCAAGAAGGTTGTAGTTTATGTTCATCAATCAGATTTCAAGTGCGAAAGCACTGATTACTGGTGAGAACCCAAACATTATACCTGATGGCCCGCATATTGCTAAGACTACAGAATTAATGATATCACTAGACTGTTTAGGTCTAAGTGAACCAATAATATGTAGTATTCTTTCTAAAACTGCAGGAGAAGCAATTACACAGTGTTTAGATAGCATATCTAAGAACAATAACGGCATAAGTCGTAAGTTTCTGATAGTTACTAACAAGACTCCAGCACCAATCGGGGTGAATTCCCCTTTTAGTACATGAACTCATCGTTTAGCAAATTCATAGCAGTATGAAGAGATCAGTGATTTAGACATGTTAATGTCTAAACCTAAATCACTCATTAGTGATTTATAAGATAAGGCCACCGCTTCATCAGCGATTACCAAATCGTCACCGACTATTGCATACCACGGAAACCATTGTCGTCATCCACAAGAGTAAGCCGCATATTGCACCACAAAGTGATGCGTTAATGCTAGCATAGCTCAAGATGAATAAGCGCCCATTGGTTGTCCAACTGCGTACATTATACCTTTACCTTTCCAGGCTCACTGTCTAAAGGCTAGAAGCCCCATTCAATATTTAGATCAAGACAATCCTAGGATTGTAAGGATCTGACATTGAAGAAGCACTGGCAATCGATCAGTTGCAGCAGAAAGATCAAAGGATCACGCTCCCGATGTCAGGATTCTGTCGTGGAGTAAAGTTACTGGTGCATGTTGATCAAAAGTTCCGTCCTGTTTAATGGTTTTCAAAATTTTGAAAATTGCATTATGCAATGGCAGGCATAAAGCCTGTGTCCAATAATCAGTAAGCGCAACTATTCGATTTTTACCTGCACCTTCTTTAACCACAGCCAGTTTTCCTAATCATACAGGGCATAGCCCAATGATTCAAAGCAACGGTAGTAGTGGAAGTGAACCCATCACAATCCCAACTTGTCAACATAGAAATCACAGGTTGCCACTTAAGTAGCAGCACATTGCAAAGTTAAACCATATTATTGGATTAAATAGGAATGCGACTGCATCTAAAGGGGAACCCCAGATTGCTTGTTTATAGTTTGGACCAGATGATTCGCTAATAA